ATGTTACATACGCTCCGACAGATCCCATAGATTTGCCACCTTTGAAATCAACCCGCACAGAAACTGCACAGTTTTCGATTTTGACCGATCCTTCAACCGCAGCTTCACGCTGCGGCAGGGCTGTGGGCCGAGGATAAGAAACCTCCGCTGCTTTTCGCGCTCGCTGAAATGTGTTCCAGTTTTCTACCGCATCTTGCAACTGAATGTAGATGAGGCGCAACACGTTCTCCCGATTACGAATCGGAAGAGACAACAACTCTTCGGCGAACTCACGTGCCTGTATTGGGCACTCTCGCAAAGGCTCATAGATTGGCACAAAGTACAACCTCGCAAGGATGTCATTGGTGATACCAAACCATTTCAGCTCTCTTGGCAGCTGGGCCACATTTTCGACTTCGAGGCTCATAGAAAGAACGCAGTAACCGAACCTGGCCGTAGCCATGTTCTCACTGAGCACCATATCGTAAAAGCCGACAGTGTTGAAGGCTTGCAACGAAACAGGAGCGAGTGACTCTCGAACTTTTGGGGGAAGGTATGTGAGGCGCCGGTTGACCAATCGGACCACCCGCGCTGTTTCACGTCTACCACCCATGTATTCCATGAGTTGGTCTTGCTGTTCTGCGCGATCTCGTTCGCGCTGACGTTGTTCAAGAAGGTCTTCTTGAGCCACGATGTCTTCTTCATCATAGTCCGCCCAAGCGCCAATGTTCTTCCCCCAACCAGGGGGGTTGACACCAGCAGCCCGCAAAGCGGCTTCATCGATGTCGAAGCCTTGATCGTCGTCCGCGGCAGCTCGTCCCAGTAGGAGACGCGCTTGATCATCATCAACGATGATGTCATCAGGATCGGGTGGACCCTGCTGCCTCTCAAGCCTAGCATCCACTGCCGAAGCTCGGATGACATGCTTGATTTTCCTGCCACCAGCAGGTGCGGAAGATGGCACGCGCAAAAAGCGCCTGCCTTCACGACGAATGTCGATCAAACTGTCCAGGAATTGTTTGTCCACGTGGTACTCAAATGCGACCAAAAATACAAATGGCAAGAATGCCACAGTCTCATGGGCCGCACTCGCAAGCACGACAGCGGTGAATGCCAACCAGTGCCAGCCATTCCGCAACGATTTGACGCCTTTCCAGATTGCGCTCCATTTGGTGCAAACCAAACAAGAGGGCAACCCACGCACTATCACAATCAACCCCATGCGCATGAACAATGCGTTGGGCTGTTGAAACAAGCCAAACGCCAAGTAGAGGGCTACGGCTGAAATTCCAACAATGATTGATAGCGCGGCGGCGCAAAACAAAAAGATGCGTTTGCCGGCGGCCTTGACCTTTCGCAAAAGGCCAAAGACCGGCCGCAGAGCCATGGCGCACACCGAGTAGATGCACGCATAGATCCTTGGGGCTGCGAAGCTTATGATCGCCACAACCAACAAGAAAAGAATGGCATACGCACACCAATTCTGGTGCGCGTAGCATTCGGCTCCCCACCAATACAAACAGAAGGCGTTAAAATGTCCGAAGACAAAAATGCGCGCCACCTCTTGTGCGTCGTACACTGGGCTAGTCGCCTTTACGGTCAACTCCCGTACCACGAACCAAACCTGCTCTCGCATCACGCTTGTCCACGTTGGGGCTGTCGCCACCAACTGCTGGGAGGGGTCGTAACCAACCTCCACGGACTCGCTCTGAGTCGTGGTCGCAACCACGGCTCCCACCAGCCACAACAAGATAGCAGTCTTGTAGACGTTCA